CCAAGGCCGAGCTCGACGCCGCCCAGAAGCGCTTGGGTGAGGAGGTCAAGGCCGCGAAGGGGGCCGCGACAGCGTCGGGCAAGCAGGCGGCGGCCGCCCTGAAGCGCGCGAGCAGCCGCGTGACTGTGTCCCAGACCGCCCCGGCTAATCCCGCCGACGGCGACCTGTGGGTGGCGACCGACGCCAACCGGCAGGCCACCGGCATCAAAGTGTGGTCGGCCGCCGCGAAGGCTTGGCAGGACTACCTGCTGGTCGCTGGCCGCGTCCTAGTGCCCGGCAGCGTCGGGAGCGTGGAGATCGCCGACGGCGCGGTCAACGCGAGCAAGGTCACCGCCTCGGAGGAGCTGTGGGCGAAGGTCGGCGTGTTCGCGAAGGTGACGACGCAGATGCTCCAGGCCGGGAACGCGAAGATCACGGGCGAGTTGTTGGCTGACACCATTCGCCTGTCCACGCGGATCGTCGCCGGTGACCCCTCCGGGGACGCGGCGATCCTGGATCACACGGGCCTGCACGTGGTGAAGGCGGTCGGCAACCAGCCCACAGAGGTCGTCACGCTCGGCACGGCCGGGCAGGATTTCCTCTCTATCACCGGCACTGACGGGCTCGCTAAGGCGACTATCACCGGCGACGGGCTCGTGTCCGCGCAGTCCCTGTCCGTGGCCGACCGGATCACCTGGCGTGGGACAGACCTCGCCGACACGCTGGCCGCCCTGCCTCGGGGCGTGATCGCTCACGGGTCCGTGTGGCCGTGGGGGAATGACAACCGGCATGTTGTCAGCCACGTCGATTCGCTGGCCGAGTTCGTCGTCGACGTCGAGGCCGGGCGCCTGTACCAGGTGGAGGCGACCATCCCATGGTTCGCGAGCAAGGCGAACGCCATGCTCGAGCTCTGGCTCCGCTATGCGCCGGTCGACGGCGGGAGCCAGGTCGAGCACCGGTTCCGCATGGTGTCGGAGAACCTCCGTCAGATTCAGACGGGGCGGGCGGTGTTCCAGCTGTGGGAGCCGCCGGCCTCGGGCACGTATCGGCTGTTGTTTCTGGCCGCCTCCGCGTATGGGGATTCTGCCGTGACTTTGTCTGTGGAGGACAAGAGTCTCCCCCAGCCGTATGCGCTCGTGCGTGACCTTGGGGCGGCCGTGGAGCCTACCTTGCAGATCAACAAGTCGGTGTCTCTGGGGCGTCCTGTGCCGAAGGCGCAGCCCGCCCCCAAGAAGAACTACACGAAGCAGTACCGGTCGAATTGGTGGAAGGCGTATTCCAACGGTAGCCCGGATTCGGCGTGGCCTGACAATATGCCGCAGGGGCGTTACGCGAACTGGAACTATCACTCTCTGATTGGTTTCCCGGATATGACCGGCGACCTCAGGGGCGCGACGATAACCGGCATGAAGGTGTACGCCTACGCTAAACACTGGTACGGGCAGACCGGCGTCGCCTCTATCGGCGTGCACGGGCACCGTTCCGTACCCGGGTCTTTCAACTCTAATGGCAGTTGGCGTTGGTATGAGGCCGGCGGCTGGGGCCGCGGCGAAGGCCGGTGGGTGAGCATTCCCCGGAATCTGTGGCCCGGATTCAAGGACGGTACCTATCGCGGCATTTCCTTTGAGGGAGTTGGAAATGCCTCCTACGGCTACTGGTCGCATGACCTGGTTATCGAAATCTCCTACACCAAGTGAAAGGTGAAATGGAATGCCGGTGAATCACTGGAAGGGGATTCCAGTCCCCGCGGCGGGCGATGACCTGCTCTCAGCGTGGTCCAACGCCTTCGACGCGGCGGGAGTCATCTTCCCCGCTCAGTCGGTGGCTGCGGGCCGGGAGATTCTGTCGAGAGCGCAGGCGGCCGGGCATCCCCCGACGGCCGCGCACCCCGCGTACCTCGACGTCTCAGGCGTGCTCTACCGCGCCGACGGGACGAAGAACGGCGACCGGTGGGTGCTCCGGCCCGTCAACGAGGTTCAGACCGTCGAGACGCCCGTGCAGCTGAATAACGCGCTGACGTTGAAGAACGGCCAGTACTCGGACGCCGTTACCGCTGACCTCGGAGTGAGGCCGTATGACCGGATAGTGCAGGCGTATTTCACCATTTGGGGTCGCGTATCCAATGGTGACGTTGACGCCGATCTTCGAATCCTGGGGCGCTCTTTCAGGGCGCGTTTCCCCAATGACGCCACGGGCGCGACCGTGACCGTGGTCGGAATGTGCGTAGTCCCTGCGGGACAGGACCCGAAACTGCGCGCAGGATTCTCTGGCGCATATGGCACCGGGGGCACATTCTCATATGTGAACAACAAGGAGTATAGCGCGCTGGGCGCTATCGCAACACCAAGGAGCATGGCATAAGATGGCTGGAACATACCTGGACACGTCAGTGGTCGGGCTGAACGTCATGGGCGACGGAGATTTCTATGACCTCGCCCGCCGCGTCAACGCCGAGCTTGACAAGCGCTCATTCCTCAGCGACTGCAAGGGCGAGGTTGACAAGAAGATCGACACCTATATCGAGTACGCCTCCAAGGAGGCGAAGAATATCAAGGCCCTCCAGCCTGACGCGATGATCGGCCCCGGTGAGCTGCTTTCCGTCGACGGCAAGATTTACAAGAATGTTGCGCGCGCCTGGCTGAATCCGTTCAAGGCCGGGCCGCTGACCTTCATCAACGGCTGGGAGCAGCAGCAGGGGGGTGTCCTGTGAGCGTCGGCAGCGTTACCGCGCGGATCGCACGGCAGGTCAGCGAGAACGAGAACGTCGGCTACAGTCAGTACCGCCGCCGCAGCTGGTTCGCGGCCGCCGACTGGGCGGGCCACGTCCCCAGCGCCCAGGACGCCGACTGCTCGTCCCTGGCCTGCGGCGCAATCGACTACGGGCTGCATGACACGTACAACGTCCCATGGGGACACCAGGCGCTCCTCGAAATCAATGATTTCTGGACCGGCAACATGCGTGCCGGCATGGAGGCTAGGGGCTTCCGTGAGCGCACGTGGCCGGATGAGAACCTGTGCCCCGACGGCGGATTCCAGGCGGGTGACATCATCCTCTCCGCCGGCAATGAGGGCGGTACAGGGCACGTCGTCATCGCCCTCGAGGATGCCGTGGACCCGCTCATCTCGGAGTCGTGGATTTCGGAGACCGGCGACATCGACGGCGAGCCGGGCGACCAGACTGGGGAGGAGACGCGCCTCAAGCGCTACAGCGCTCACCCGCTCACTCAGCGTGGCGCGTGGACGTCCTGTCACCGCTTCGATGAGACCCTGTTCTTCCAGCAGTGGCCGGAGTTCGCGGGCGGGAAGCCGGCCACGGTGCCAGCCCCGGCCGCCCCGTCGCACGCCCACGGCATCGACATCTCGTCTCACCAGGGCGGGCTCAATATCGCCGCGATCTGGGCGGATTTCGTGATCGTCAAGGTGTCGGAGGGTACGGGCTACGAGAATCCGTTCTGGCGTGCCCAGGCGGAGGCGACGCTGGCAGCAAACAAGCGGCTGGGCCTCTACCACTTCGCGAACGACGAGGACGCGGGCGAGCAGGCCCGGTTCTTCCTCGACCGCGCCAAGGCGTATGCGGGCCGCGCCACGTTTTGGTTGGACTGGGAGGCCGACGCCGTCGGGCTCGGCCCCGGCCCCGCGCTGGCGTTCCTGAACCAGGTCGCCGCCGAGACGAAGAGCACGCCGGGCTTCTACACCTACCAGAACGTGCTGAGCTCCTATGACTGGTCGGCCGTGGCCGCGCGCTTCCCGCTGTGGGTGGCCGGCGGCCCGGACTACTCGGACTACGGCCGCTCCTACAGCGACCCGCCCACGCCGACCGTCCCCTACTGGGGCGGCGGGGCGCTGGTTCACCAGTACACCGAGGACGGCTATTTGCCCGGCTACAGCAGCCACCTCGACCTGGACCGCCTGCGCGACCGGGCAGCCTGGGACCAGATGATCGGCGGCGGCCACGTCACCGTGAGCGCCCCGGCAGCCTCCCCCGCACCGACCGCCGTCGACGGGCAGCAGCGCCTCGACGAGGACGGCGAGATGGGGCCCGCCACCATCGCCCGCTTCCAGCAGGTGATGGGCACCCCGATTGACGGCGAGCTCGACGACGACGGCTCACCGGCCGTCGAGGCGTTCCAGCGGTTCCTGAACGCTGTGGTCGGGGCAAGCGCTCAGCAGCAGCTGAACGGCGCGCCCGCGCTCGACGTCGACGGGATCGCCGGCCCGGCCACCTGGCGGGTGTTCCAGTACCTCGTGCTGGCCTGGCACCCCGAGTACGTACCCGACGGCTGGGACTTCGGGGACTGGATCGACGGCGAGGCCGGGGAGGCCACCATCCGGGCGCTCCAGCGGGCCCTCAACAACAGCCACGCCAACTCCGGCCACCTTTGGTGACCACCTCTAGGAAGGAACACACATGAAGGCATTGGTTGGTGACCCGTTCGTCACAACCGTCATCCTGGGCACGCTGTGGCCCCTCGTGCAGGCGGCCCTCGACCGGCCGTGGTGGACGAAGCGACGCCGCGTCGCCCTCGTCGTCGCCGCCGCCGTCGTCCTCACCGCGGGCACCTGGGCACTGTCCGCCTACCCGCTCCGGGCCGAGCTCCTGGCCGGGCAGACCGCAAAGTTCCTGGGATTCGCGTGGGCGGCCTATCAGGTCCTCTCACACGTCAAGATCGGCGGCGTGAACGTCCTGGGATGGGCTGGAATCATCACCCCCGGTGGCGAGACCAGGGATCACTACACGCCGCGTCACGAGGCCCCGTGATGCGCCTGGGCCGCCGACTCTGGGGAACGCTCCACGAACCGCGGGCCATCTCAGCGATGATGGCGGCGACCTACGTGCTCCTTGCCGTGGCCGTCGCCCTCATCCTGGGCGCCCCGCGCATCCAGCCGTGGGACGTCACCGTGGGATGCCTCACCACCATCTCCGGGTGCGCTATCGGCGCGCCCGCGGCGTGGCGGGGCTGGTGGGGAGTTGAAGGCCCGTCGGCGGCCCTCGTCGCCCTCGGCCTCATCGCCGTCGCCGTCGAGGACGCCGCACGCGCCCTCACCAGCGATCACTGGCCCGGCTGGCCGTTCTGCATCGTCCTCGCACTCCTCCTCATGATCGGCCAGCGGATCGCCCGCACCTGGGGTCACGCGTGGCAGCCGGGCTGCGAACCTGACACCGCGCTCCGGCAGGCCGAGACCAGCGCGACCGCGGCGAAGGTCATCGAGGCTGACGCCGCCGCCCGCGCTTTGGAAAGGGAGGACACCCGATGCGAGCCGTCGAGCTGATAGGCGTCGTCGTCACCAGTGGTTTCGCTTCCGCGCTCCTCGGGCAGATCGCCGCCGCTGTGCGCGCTCTGTGGCACGCCCGGCAGGGCAGGGAGACGGAGGTGCAGATCGCGCGGCGGGAAGCGGCTCAATGGGAGTGCGTCGCACGCCGCACGCGGGCGATTGCCTTGGACCGTGGAGCTCTGTTGTCGGAGTTGCCGCGTGGCCTCACTGGCC